ATGCACCAAAAGACTTGCCTCACTCAGATAGACCTCGCGCGGCGCTGGACCATCTCGCCCCGCACGCTGGAACGCTGGCGCTGGGTCGGGGAAGGCCCCGTTTACATGAAGATCGGCGGGCGGGTGGTTTACCGGCTCGACGACATTCTTGCCTTTGAGCAAGCGCAGTTACGCCAGAACACGACCTTGGTCGTTGGGGCGGGGGCGGCATGATGATGGCAAGTTTCAAGCCTGCTCATGTGGCACCGATCCACGCATCGACCGACGAGATCGCCTTCTGCGCATGGGTAGCACAAGCCGAGCCCGGCGAGACGCTGGTCTACCATCGCGGCTTTCTCGCCGTCGATGCAACCGGCGTTGTTTCCAAACTGCTCTCTGATCAACAGAGCGCATTGCGCCTAGTGGCCTCTGCCGCCTTGCGCGCCGCCGAGCAGGATCTGGTCCACCTCGTCCAGGCCCGGATCGGCCCCGACCAGTTCGCCTACATCGCTGTTGCCCGGCGCAAGCCACGCCAAGCCGGTGCCTCTTTTTCGGTGCGCCTGCTCGAGGCCGCCTGATCCGCCGTATTCCCCAACAAGGAGACCCAAATGCCTTTTCCTGACAACACACCCGACATCAACGAGGTGATCAATCTGCCCGTGGGTGAAATTGCTCTGCTTCCAGTCGACCTGCTGGCCGCCCTGCAGTGCGAGATCGACGCGGCCGCCAAACAGATGAAGGCGGTGACCACGCGCTTCAACACCGCGCTGGAGGTCCGTTTCGCCGCCCGCGCCGCCGAAGTGCGCAGCGCCTCCAGCAAGGACACTGGCACGGTGCGTTTTGACGAAGGTGATTTCACCATTGTCGCCGATCTGCCTAAAAGGGTGGATTGGGATCAGAACCGGCTTGCCGCCATGGTCGAGCGTATCCGCGCCGCTGGCGACGACCCTGCCGAATATGTCGAGATCAGCTTCAAGGTGCCGGAACGCAACTATGTCGCCTGGCCTGACGCCATCCGTCAGGGTTTCGAGCCCGCGCGCACGGTGCGGACCGGCACGCTGAAGGTCGAGATTCTCCCCCAAGGGGGTGCTCTGTGAGCCTTCCGATCATTACCGCCGATCAGCGGCTGGCCGAACCACGCGGCATCAAGGGCTGCATCTTCGGCAAATCCGGCATCGGCAAGACCAGCCTGCTGTGGTCGCTCAATGCCACGACGACCCTGTTCATGGATCTCGAGGCGGGCGATCTCGCCATCGAGGGCTGGCAGGGCGACACGATCCGGCCGCGTACCTGGATGGATTGCCGTGATTTCGCCGTGTTCATCGGTGGCCCGAATCCCAGCTTGCGCGACGATCAGGCCTACAGCCCGGCGCATCACGCCGCGGTTTGCCAGAAGTTCGGCGATCCCGCCGTGCTGGAACGCTACGAGACGCTGTTCGTGGACTCGATTACCGTTGCCGGGCGGCTGTGCTTTCAATGGTGCAAGGGCCAGCCTGAGGCGTTCTCGGAAAAAACCGGTAAGCCGGATGTACGGGGGGCTTACGGGTTGCATGGCCGCGAAATGATCGCTTGGCTCACGCATCTGCAGCACACCCGCGGCAAGAACATCTGGTTCGTTGGCATCCTTGACGAGAAGCTCGATGACTTCAATCGCAAGGTGTTCTCGCCCCAGATCGATGGGGCCAAGACCGGGCTGGAGCTGCCGGGGATCGTCGATCAGGTCATCACCATGGCCGAGATTGCCAGTGGCGATGGCCAGCCCGCACGCGCCTTTGTCTGTCAGACGCTGAACCCCTTCGGCTTTCCGGCCAAAGACCGCTCCGGGCGGCTCGACATGATCGAGGTGCCCCATCTCGGCCAGCTGATGACCAAGATCCACGGCCCGGTGCGCCCTGCGGCCGCGCGCCTGACCTATGCCGCCACTGTGCAGGATCCGCCTGCCGAGGCTGCTTCAAATCCCTCCCACGTCAATTGAAAGGACAAATCCGATGACCGGACTCTGGAACGATTTTAACTCTGCGCAATCAAGCAGCAACGTGATCCCCAAGGGCACGCTTGCCAAAGTGCGCCTGACCATCCGTCCCGGCGGCTTTGACGATCCGTCGCAGGGTTGGACCGGCGGCTATGCCAAACGCGGCGCCACCGGCGCTGTCTATCTCGACGCCGAATATACCGTGGTCGAGGGGCCCTACGCCAAACGCAAGATCTGGTCACTGATCGGGCTTTACAGCCCGAAGGGCCCGGATTGGGGCAATGCCGGGCGCGGCTTGGTCAAGGGCATCCTGAACTCGGCGCGCGGGCTCGATGACAAGGACAACTCGGCGCAAGCACAGGCCCGCCGCCGGATCAGCGGCTTTGCGGAGTTGGACGGGATCGAATTCATCGCCCGGATGGACATCGGTTCTGACACAAATGGTGAGGACAAGAACGAGGTCCGCTCCGCTGTTACGCCCAGCCACCGCGATTATGCGCAGCTGATGGGGCAGGGAGGGGCTGCTCCGATGCAGAGCTATGACCATCCCCCGGCAACGGGCGCGCCGCAGCAGGGCTATGCGGCCCCGTCTCAGGGCTACGCAGCACCCAGCCCCCAACAGCAGACGCCACAAGCCCCTGCGACCCCCGGTTTTTCCGGGCGTCCCAGCTGGGCCGAGTGAGGGGCAGAGCAATGCGCCTTCGCCCCCGTCAGAAACTCTTTGTCGAGCGCAGCCTTGCGGCGCTCGACGCCCACGGCAATACGCTGAGTGTGGCGAGCACCGGGTTTGGTAAAACTTTGGCTTTGTCTGCGGTTGTTGGGAAGCGCATTGCTGAAACCGATGCCAAGGTCTGCGTGCTGGCCCACCGCGATGAGCTGACCGATCAGAACCGGGACAAGTTTGCCCGGGTCAATCCGGGCATGACCACGTCAGTCGTCGATGCCAGTGCCAAATCTTGGGCGGGTCAGGTGACCTTCGCCATGGTGCCGACGCTGGCCCGGATCGGCAATCTTGCGGCCATGCCGCGGCTTGATCTGCTGGTAATCGACGAGGCGCATCATGCGGTGGCGGCAAGCTACCGCCGCATCATCGACCATGTTCGCAATGCCAATCCTGACGCCCGCATTTTTGGCGTCACCGCCACCCCGAACCGTGGCGACAAGAAGGGTCTGCGCGAGGTGTTCGACAATGTCGCCGACCAGGTGCGTCTGGGTGAGTTGATCGCCTCGGGCCATCTGGTCCCGCCGCGCACCTTCGTGATCGATGTGGGCGTGCAGGACAAGCTGCGCGCTGTGCGCAAGTCGCTG